CGAGACTACAGAAATTTAATCACTGCAATCATTTCTAGTGATCATTTTGCCGTTTCCATTGTTAACACCAATGCTGGACTAGTGCCGAACAATCCTCAATACCTCAAATTCCTGTATTCCGTTCGAGATCGCATGTCAATCGACTACCAGATGAATGTAGGGGGTAATGAATTCCGTCATTATCTACCTAATCATGAAGATGTACTGCATGGACTACCAATACCACCTCGCAGTCATTTTTCTGAAGAAGTACTGGCTTACATCGATAAATGCAATTCCCGAAATGCCGATTGCACTCTTGAAACCTTGGCTGAACATGTCAACCCTCAGCCACAATCTGCAACAGGAGACGTTTCAACTGCCCCAGCAAACGCAGACATGGCCCCTCCAATTATGGATTCAACTACATCATCTGATGGTCATGCTCCGATTTCAGTCGAACTAGGAGGGGTTTCTCCAGGTGGACTGTCGAAAGTAGGAGTTTATTATGATGCCAAAACCTTGGCTTATGAATATGCTCCTGTTTCCACAGCCCAACTATCACTAGACCTCATTGCTGGTTCTAAAATCTTTGAGATCACTGCCAATCCTTTCAATACCACCAGTGCTTCAGAAGCAATGGTCCGTTGGAGTAACATGCATGAGTTCTATACTGGAACCATGCACTACAAATTCAAAGTAGATGGTACGGCCGGCTTCACTGGTCGTATTCTTATTGGTGCTATTCCGTACAACGACATATCCACTACTTTCACTCCCACTCAACTTAAGAGATTGGGATGGATTGAAATGGATATTTCGCAAACTAGTTCTATGGAACTTTCCATCCGTCCACATCATGACTTCTATGATGTGATTTCACGAACTGCTTCAGCAAAACCAAACACAGTCACCTATGGTCGCATTGTTGGCATTGCCTATACCACCTTTAACAATCGTTATGGTGATACAGGAGTTGTCAACTTTACAATCGAGGCAAAATATGGTCCTGATACTATTTTTACAGGAATATCATCTGTTGCTCCCGGTCAGAGTGTAGCCTCTCTTCAGCAAGCTTTCGTTCCCCTTGACTTGGGAACTCTTACCGATCATTTCTTGTGCTTGGATGGTTATGTCGGATATGATCCGATCTGCTATGCTAACAATTATAGCGTCATCAAGCCTTCTCACAATGTCGGAGCCAGCGAAATAGGTATCGCAAAACCTGCCAGTCTCACGTTCAATGCTTGGTACAATTTGGGTGGAAAACCAACTGAAAGTAACTTCTTCATAGTATGCCATACCCAGTCAGGAAGGATGCCAGTCGATACCTTCACTGATATCTTGAATAAAGATCGAGAAAATGGAAGCATTCCTACCAACTTCTTTCCAAATGCCACCCCTGCTGAAAAAGGAGCAATTGAAAGTATGATCGCAAAAAGAGCTTGGTCCAATAAAAGCACTGTTGCCGCTCCTACTTTCTACGACAATGTCAAAGAACTGTAC